TTCTTTTCAAGCAGCGCGGGGATAAAGGAAGAACCGCCACGGGACACGCCGCGCAGGGCGTCAAAAATTTGGCGAAGCGATACTGCGTCCATCTGCAGAACGTCCGAAAAGGCGTCGCCCTGCAAAAGCCGCTTTTCCGTTTCATCAATTCCCGCGTCTGCATATTCACGCCGCGCCGCTGATACCGCAACGAGGTTTGCGACGAAATTAAACACAAACGCTCCGATCACGACGTCGGATGCGCCCGGGGCTTCACAGGCGCGGTATGTGCGGCGGGAAGTGCAGATATAAAGAGACGGTACAAAACCGTTAAGTCGCGGTTTATCAAGACGGGAAACTTGAAAACCTGCGCCACAGTCGGCACAACGAAGGACACCCGCGAAAACGTGGGTATGCTTTTTCTTATGCGGGTTAAGGCTCGTTTGGGACTTCGCGCCGTTCTCTTTTATAATGGCGTTTACAAGTTCCCACAATTCGGGGTCAACAAGCGGCGGGAAGACAGCAGGAATATAGACGACCTCATCTTCCGGCTTTTTCGTTCCGCGTGCGGAACCACGATAATTATATCTGTAATCGCCTTTGTTCATGGGATTTTTTAAGAAGTTCAAAATTGTGGTAGTCGTCCATTTCCCGCCCCGCTTCGTCTGGATATCGTTGTCATAACAGAAATCACGGACTTTTGCGGTTGATCTGGTCTCCGAATACACGCGGTAGAGTGTACGCGCCTGTTCCGCTTCGTCCGGGTCGTGCTCGGGCGACTCTGTATCGGCGTTCCACTTCCAGCCAAAAGGCATACGTGCCCCGTTCCATTTCCCATCCTGCGCCCGCCCGATCATAACGCCCGTTACGCGTTCACTTGTCAATTTACGTTCCAATTCCGCAAATACAAGTATGATCTTTAGGACTGCTTCGCCGATCGCCGAAGATGTGTCGAATTGCTCATTTAAGGAAATGAACGTTGTACGGTTCGCCTTGAAATCATCATACATCAAGGAAAAATCAACGAGGTTTCGGGAAATGCGGTCGATCTTATAAACGAGGACGCGCGCCACCTTGCCCGCCTTAACCTTTTTAATCATTCTTTGAAACGCGGGGCGGTCGGTATTCTTTCCCGACTTTCCCGCGTCTTCAAACACTTCTATTTCTTCGGGGGATATATGCAGGACGTGAAGACAGTAGTTTTTAAGTTCCTTTTTTTGGAATGGTAAAGAATCTTTGTCGATCTGATATCCCGTAGAAACGCGCACATATAGAGCAGTTATTCGCCCGTCGGAGATATTCCCGCCTTTTTCTGTTTTCATGTGGTTTATTCCTTTCTGTTATGATTTATTCGATTTGCGCCGCTTAATGCCAAAATACAAACAGACGCCGCCAATCAAAAGCCCAATAATGCCGTTTGAAACAGCGATAGAAAAACCATTTACGCCGCCAACCAGAAACAGAATACCAAGTACAATAAGAACGACAGACGCCGCACCGCCCTTTTTCTTTCCATGAGTAACAGCAGGGGACGGGGCGGAAAGAGAAGAAGACGAAACAGGAGCAGTAGGCGGCGAAGTGATAGAAGACAAGGGTGACTCATCTTCGGTACGCGTCCGAATTTCAACGTCTGCAAAATATCCGCAACTATCGTGCTCAATTTTGATCTTGTCCGTTTCGGAATCCTCATAAAGACGCTTGTATTTACCGCCGCCCATTGTTACCTTTACGTCCATAAAATCGGGAGAATTGAGAAGATTTTTAACTTGCGAACACGCACCACGCTTTATATAGCCGATTTTTACACCATTTACATCTACGCGGACAGCGTTCGGGTCGGCTTCGTTTTCGGGTTCGGGGACGAGTGCCGCATTTACATCATTAAAACAATATTGGTATATGCGATCACCAATATCATACATATCAGCTAATTCGGATGGCTTCAAATCAAAATCACTGTTTTCATATGCCAGTTTTCCAAAGAAGTCCTTTTCATAGTATTGCATACCCGTAACCTTAAATCTTGTCGTTTTGTAATTCATAGTTTTACCGCCTTTCTTTGATTAAAAATTTATGTAATATATATTGCCAACATGAAAAACCATTACCCCGTGTACGAAACGAACCCGTCGCCCGATTTTTCCCCTTTTTCTTCTAAACCCAACGATCGAAGCAACATATTTCTTTCGCCGTCGGGTAAAGAGCGAAAGCGTAAAACAATTTGTTTTTCGAGTGGCGTAACCTTAAAATCGCTATTATCAGATTGAAAATAAGGGTCGTCCGTCCAACCCATAAGATAAGCAGGAGAACAGCGAAGCACTTTTGATAAATGCGCGATCTTATCAATTCCCATATTCTGAATTTCGCCCGTCTCATATCTCGAAACGGTCGCTTCTGCAACACCTAACACTTTGGCGACATCTTTTAGCGTCAAGCCTAATTCTAACCGCCGATTTTTAATAATTTCTTGAACAGACATAGTCATTACCTCGCTTTCTTCTTAAATAATATATTAAAACTTGCATTGTTGCAAGTAAAACTTACGGAAAAGAAAAAATAATGCTTGACAATCAAAAAAATGTTTGATACTGTAATTAGAAGAACTTGCGGAAACGCAAGTAGTTAGGAAAGGAGATATTGCACATGGTACGAACAAACGAGATAAAAGCACAGATGAAAAGAGTGGGCTTGACACAAGGAACACTTGCGCAAAAAATGAAGATTAACCCGTCCACGCTTAACAGAAAGATAAACAATACAAGCGGGGACAAAATCACAGTCGCGGAAGCAAATAAACTCGCGGAAGCGTTGCAATTCCCGAAAACTGAATTAATAAATATTTTTTTTGCAAAAGAACTTACGGAAACGCAAGTTTTATAAAACAGCAGGACAAGCAGAAAGGAACAACAAAGTATGGAAAATAGGAAAATAGAAATTTTAAGTAGGGAAGCGATAGACGCGTTGTCAGACGAAGAACGCGCCGCCCGCCGTGAAAGAATCGACAAGATCACGGCATACGAAGCGCACGACATAGTAAAGCATTTTGCAGATATGGGCTACAACCATTTCAGATCAAAAGTAATTCTTGAAAGGGCAATGCAGGAATTACAGATTGTGGCAGATGGGAGATTAGAAAGGAACCCGATAAATGCGCTTGACTATCCGATCGGGCGTTATGGCGACGCAATCAAAGAAGAACCGCCCACGGCGGCAACCGCAGGCGGCGAAGAAACAAAAATCAAAGGAATAACAGTAGACATTACGAATTGACCCACTCGTGATATTCGGCGAGCAAAAGCAAAGAATATGTAGCGGCGAATGTAGCGGCAAAAGATTTTTCGTTATCATTTTTTAATTCTTTCGTCTGATTCAACGACCGCCGCTTTAGTTCTTCTTCTTTTTGCGGTGTTAGCCAATTATTACGAAAATCTTCAAAAGACTTCATAACCCGCACTCCCTTTCCTTAGTATTCCGACGGCAATCGGTAAAAACATTATAAGGGATAAGGGGCAGCAGGGACAAGCATAAACCACACAGAAAGGAACGTGAAAAAGTGTTCGGATTAGGGAAGAAGAAAGCGGCGCAGATTATCCCCGCCGCTTCAATCGAAGAAGAAACGGGAATGAAAGAATATGTCAGCATTGAAAGCGTGCAAGCACATCTTGTCGACATTCTGGAAGAAAACCGCAGATTAAAAAAGGAAGCGGACGAAAACCGCGATCACAGCTATAAGCGGCAGCAGGAAGAACGGAAGAAAACAGAAGTCGCATTGATCGAAGTGGACGAGTGGAAAAAACGCGCAAAAGAAAAAGACGAGGAAATAAGGAAGTTAAAAAAGGAAATCGACGCGCAGGACGTACAGATCGAAAAGCTAAAAAAAGAAAACAACAGCTTAATAACCGACGCGGAAATGGCGCGAGAATCAGCACGAAAGACGCGCGAGGAATACGCCGCAAAAAGGGATTGCGCCGCATGGTTAAAAGATAGTTTAGACAAGTATTGCGGGTACGAATGGGAGAGGGTAACGAAAACGCAGCTTGTCGGCATTCTTAAAAAGATATTAAAAGAAAGCGACGGGCAACAGGACAGCCAAAACGAAAAGGAATAAACCACACAGAAAGGAACGGGAAAAATGAACAAACAGAGAAGAAAGAGAATTGAAGAAGCGGTCACACTGATCGAACAGGCAAAAGACATCATCGAAGAAGTAAGCGGAGACGAAGAAGAAGCGTTTGAGAATTTACCCGAAAGTTTACAGTACGGGGAACGCGGGGAAGCAATGCAGACGGCGGTTGATAATATGCAAACGGCGGTCGGCAGCTTAGAAGAAGCGGTCGACAGCTTAGAAGAAGCGGCAGAGTAGAAAGGAGAAAAGCAGAGTGTTAGAAATCGCAAGTAGCGACTTTTTGAAAGCAGTAAATTATTTGAAAGATCATTATCTGATAAGTGAAAAATTAACCGTTCACGTCGTAGCGGGCTACGACACAATAGAAATGCCGCAGGGAAAAGGCTTCGGGGTATTCATTCCCGAAACACTGGAAATCTACATTGCGGGAGATATGCCCGAAAAAGAAGAAAATTTAATAAAAGTGTTTGCACATGAATTTCGGCACTTTTTACAGTATCGGGACAAAAAGCCGTATGACGAAGCGGACGCGGACGCATTCGCGGAAGAAGTCTATAAAAAGATAAAGCGGCAGCAGGGCGACCCGCAGGAAGCAAGAGCGCAACTCAACGAATGTATAGAAGCGTGTCTTGATTGTGACGGGATAATAACGCCCGAAAAAAATTGCAGCATTTGCGAGCATATGCCAAAGATCGCGGAAGCAGTAACGAAAATAAGAAAAGAAAGGGCGGCAACGGCTGACAGCAAAAGAAAATATGTGATCGTATGCAACGAACATTCGGGAATGTGGCGCGGGGCGTTATTATTTTGGGGAAATCGCACACAGGACGGCGATAAAAGGTCTTTCGGCGGGTATACAAGCGACGTAGATAAATGTGAATTATATTCTGAAAAAGATTTAGAAGAAAAAGGCTACCATTTCAGCAAATACCATAAAGGCATGACCTTTGAAGAATTTCGCCAACACAACGATATTGCAATCGAACCCGAATGCTTGTCGGAATTGGGATATAAGAAAATGAAAGTATGGTATTTGCCATAAGCGGCAGCAGGATAACCACACGCGCCACGGCGCAGAAAGGCGGGAACATGGCAGAAAGAAAACAATTTTATTCTGTAATATGCAGACACAAAGTCGTCTGAATAAGCGAGCAATACGGATTCGAGATAGAAATAGACGGGG